GCTTGGCGAAGTTCTGAAGCGCGGCGAAGGACTCTTTCGGCAGAAACTGAACCAGGCTCTCGTAGTCGTCTAGTGATCGCTGTTCAAACGGTTTGGCAAAAAACTGCGACATCGCCGCTTGGGCGCGCTGCTGCTGCTCCATTGCCTGCTGGCGCTGCATCATCTGCTGGCGCATCTGCTCTTGCTGCAACATGCGCTGCTGCTGAGACGCCTGCAGATCCTGCACGGTCGCGCCGAGCTTCAGGCCCTGCATCAGGCCGGCAAAGGGATCAGCGACAGGGACTTGGTACTGGATGGGTTGGACCATGACGCTACCTCAAGACAAGTACTGCGATGGCCAAATGTCGCCAGAAACCATACCGCTCGTATCGCTCCCAACGCCCGCCCCGCCGCCACCACCGAACAGATTGCCGAACAGATTCTGGCCCGTAACCATCTGGTAGCCGGCCATTTGCCCCGGGATCTGCGACAGACCAACCAACGGAGCTGCGCCTGCCAGTCGAGCGCCCGCCTGCGCTGCGCCTTGCTGCTGGAGCAGACCGGAGATGCCCTGGCCGAGAGCGCCTGCTGCGCTGGCCTGACCTGCGGCCGATGCTTGACCCAACTGGCTCAACTGCCCCAGCGTCCCCAGACCAGCCGCAGAGATGCCGCCCAGACGACCATACTGCTGCTCGATGGCCTGCTGGAGCATTTGCGGACGGAACTGAGCCAAAGCGGCCTGGATGTTGCCGCCACGCAGCCCGCCAGTGGCCGACGCGCGTTGCAGAAGCGCCCGTTCGCCCTGCTGCATCTGCGACTGCAGGAACGGGCTCTGCTCGACCTGAGAGATGGCCGCCTGCTGCGCCTCGGGGCCGCGAAGACCGGCGAGCGCCTGCTGCTGCTCAAACGCTTGCTGGCCGGCCTGCGTGTACGGCTGCAAGCCACCAATCGCTCCCGTACCAGCCTGGACATACGGCGCGAGGATCTCGCGCATCGCGTCAAATTGACGTTTCTGCTCCTCGATGCCGGCCTGAGCAGCGCGCTCTTGAGCCCCAGCAGCAGAACGTGCTGCGCTGGACTGAGCCATGCCTCCGATAAGCGTAGATCCTGCGCCAATAAGCGCAATTGCTGGATTAGGCATCGCCAAACTCCTTCATGTAGTCATCCAGCGTTTCGCCGTACAACCCTAAAACTTGATGCGCAACTGCGGTGGCCGCTGCTGCGCCGTGGACTAGCTGAACGACAGACAGAACCACATCGTAATACCCGGCCCGCCAGACAAACGATTTTGCGTCGGCCTTTCCATCGCGCTCCACGCGATCAGACGCTTGCCATTTCAAAACCATCGACCCCAGCATCGGCAGCAACGACACCGAATGCTGCGCAAAAAACGGGTTCTGCGGCATGGCAACCAGCGTGTTCCAGATCGTAGCGTTCAAATCATCGCGAGGCACCTCATCGCCGTCAGCGTAGTCATCGAACGTCTGGATGGCCTGCCAAAGCATGAGCAGCCATTCCTCCGCTGCGGGAGGAAGCATCAGGGCCTTGAATGACTGACGCAGCGTGGACATTGGATCTCCAACGGCTGCCGGCGGCCCTGAACTCAGCGTTGGCGAGTCTATCATCAGTCTTCCGATTCGTATTCCCTTTCCTCCCATGCCTGGCAGGAACGGAGATCGTGGCAGATGAAATCGAACTTGTTGCAGTAGCCCCTGAAGCCTGCGTTCTCGTCCCACTGATTCCAAGGGATCGACTCCATCTTGGCCTGCGTCATGGTCGAGTTGTCGTAGTACTCGCAGTTCGAGCACCGACGACGACGAGCCTCTCGCTCATCGACCTGCATGGCTTTGGCCAGAGCCATCCAGTACGGCTTATTGGCCCCCCGCACGTTGGTGGGGTTCTTGGGGCCAAGCATCCAGTCGTCAATGACGACCTGCGTGTTCTTGCGGTTCTCGGCCGCCGTGATGAACGGCTCCTCATCGGGGATGCCGCCAAAGACCATCATGGCTGGCATCTTGGCGTCTTTCATCACACGATCTCCCTGCCTGAGCAACGAATCGTGAGCGCTGACGCAGCGCTGGCCAGCGTCGAGATATAGCCGCCAGACTCCAGCACCTGGCCGACCAACTCGGGGCAGGTATAGGTCTCGTCAGGCGCAATCACACGGGTGTCAAGGATCAGATTTGACGCCGAGGGCGATCCACTCGTGGTGACGAGGTTGACTGACAGCGACGCAGCGGTGGCGGTGGTGTTCGTCACCGTGAACTTGTCAATCACGGCCTTGGTGCTCGTAGGCGCGGTGTACTGCGTCGTCTGCGTGTTTTCGGCCTGTTTGGCCGCAATAAGGACTTTAGTCGTGACGGTCATGGTGATCCCCTATTTGGCAACATACCAAGTTGATGAAACAGCGTTAAAACGCACCTTGAAAGTTGAATCAGCAGCGAGAACAGCCGGCGCGCCTTGCACTGTGGCTCCGTTGCCATTAATCGTCAGGGCATTGACTTGCTGTGTGCAAGTGACAGTAATGACTTGTTGGTCAACGCAAGTTCCAACCGCTGGAAATACGATTGTTCCTGCTGCAAAACCAGACGTTGGCTTCAGGAGAAGCCACACGTCGTAAGTTACTGTTGAAACGACGCTTGTGACTGTAACGCTGAACCCCGTAGCTGACGGCGTTTCTACTTGCGTTCTAAGTGGCAAAGCATTGCTGACCGAAGCAATTGTCACCGCTCCGGGAGCATTTGTGATCGTAATGCCAGCACCAGCGGTCAACCCGTTAGATTCCCACCGGGTCTGTACGGCATCGTAAATCAGCACATTGCCGCTGGCGGGCGACGGAGCATGAACGTCGTGCAGCTCGTTCATCGTCTCGCCCGTTTTCATGCGGACGAAAATCGAGCCGTTGTTACCGACGTTGGTGATGATGGCAATCGGCAGATCCAGATTTGGGGCGGCAGGCTGCACATTGGTCAACTCACCTGGATAGGCCGGGTCGAAGTACAGAGTGTCGCCATTGACCCACACTTCCGGCACCGTCTTGTTGGCCCCAGTGGTGTTGAACCCTCGCACGCTGCCGAACCACGCGACGTAACCAAAATCGTTATGGGGGATGTCCTGCGTGGCGATGCCGATCATGTACTGCGCTGCCACAGTTCCATCGGCCACAGCGCGAGCGCAAGTGATCTTGGTGCTGGAACCGACCACGCCAGTGGCCATGACCGCCATGCCCTTGTCGATCTGCACACCCGAGGTGTTCTTGGGGTGAAAGTCCAACTGCTGGCCGAACTGATACGTTACGCCACCAATCAGCATCAGATCTAACGTGGCGTCATCATCTGACCAGTAAACGCGGCCCGGCTTGTCGGCCGGAACCGGAGCGCTGATGTTGTGATCGATGTAGTCCGTCGCCACTGAGTTGTTCTTCTCGGCAGGCGGCTGCGCAAGAACATCATCAATTCGGTCAAGCACTCTGGAAACAGAGTCAAGCGCTTCAATGTCTCTAGGCTGAGCCAAAAGCTCATCTAGCCGCCTCGACAAGCGATTCAGCGAATCAATTGATTCGGTGCCGATAGGCTGAGCCAAAAGCTCATCCAGCCTCCGAGACAAGCGATTCAGCGAGTCAAGCGATTCAGTGTTGTTAGGCTGAGCCAGAAGTTCATCGATTCGGTCAGAAACTCTGGAAACCGCGTCAATCGCTTCAGTGTCTTTAGGATGAGCCAGAAGTTCATCCAGTTGCTGCGACAAACGATTCAGAGAGTCCAACGCCTGCGTGGCTTGCTGGGCTGCGACGCCGACGTCGATGGCTAGATCAGCGAGCGTAGTAGGCTCAAGTTCACTTGCAACCGAAAAAAGACGCTCAAACTGCTTGATCTGCTCGTGGTTCTTGAGGAACGACGCAAGCTGATCGCGGGTAAGGCTGAGCTTGGAGACCATCAGTGCGCCAAGGGCTCAAGCCGAGCCTCAAGCCTCATGAACGACAGATGGGCCTCAGAATCGCCTCTAAAGCGCTGAATCCGCCAGCTACGCATGAACCCCTGCCGCAGCCAAACGAGGCGCTTCTTGGTTTCTCCAAGGCCCCCTGCGGAGATCGTGCGGTCCTGGCTCCACGACAATCCGTCCAACGAGTAGCTCGTGGTGATCTGCGGATTGGTGCCAAGTGCCGCACGGCCTGTCAGCGTGACAAGCTCAAGCTCCTGGAACAGCGCACCGTTGGACTCGTTGTAGACGATGGGCGTGCCGAACTCCCAGCGCACCCGCTGGCCCCAGTGGCTACCGATGTCCTTGACCATGTAGCCGACGGCCGACGATTGAGGGTCACCCACCAACCACTTGTCGTAGCACCACACCAGGTTGCGAGCGCGGTACTGGCTGAAGCCCACCAGCGTGCTGGTCAGCGTGAACCACACGACCTGCTCCAGCACTTGTGATGCCGAGTGATCGTAGACGATAGTCCGGTCGGGCAGGTGAACGTACAGGTGCTGGTGAGCGCGGTCGTTGCGGGCCTCCAGCTTGACCAAGGCAAGTTGCGCCTCGGTGTAGGTCATCAGCAGGTCGTCAATCTCCTGCGTGCTGATCTTGTTGGCGTTGGCGTTGGCACCGAGATAGACGCCGGGGGCCTCGTTGCGGCCGCTGCCGAGGAAGGCCACCGTCTCGACAAAGACGCAGCAGGCTTGCGTGCCGACGCAGCCCTTCTGGATCTGAGCGCCGCTGATCGGAGCAAACGGGAAAAAGCCACCGCCGATGTTCTCGAACACCTCGATGGTGTTACGGTTCAGCGCGTAGACCTCATTGCGCAACCGCAGCAATGCCACCACGGGGTCTGGGTCGGCTTCCGATGCGTCATAGCTAAACGGCAGCACGGCCAGCGGATTCAAGATGTCGGTGACAACGATGTACTGACCATCGGTTGTCATCCAGTATCCGTCGATCCACACGACGTCCAGCACCGTGCCGAGGTTCGGGTCAGTGTTCTGGGTCAGCGTGCTAGTGGCCGGGTTCCAGAAGAACAGATTGCCGCCCGAGGCGATGCCAAGCAGTTCGAAGCTGTAGTCCATCGACACCAAGCCGGTGCCTCCGACATCCCCCAGCGTCGTCACCGTGCCATCGTTGGCCACCGTCACGAGCTTGGTGCCCATGACCCGGTAGCACACACCGTTCCACTCGATGCCGCCACGGTCCACGCCGGGTCCGGTGCCGTTTTGCACAACACCATCGCCAGGACGCAGATACCCCGTGCTCACACCGCTGTTCTTGGGAACAGGGACGAGGTTGACGGGATAGGCTACTCGGACATCGCCTGCGCCGTCCGTGTATATGCCGCTAACGATGGGTACTTGAGGCATGTCACTTCTTCGCTTTGTTCCTGGCCGAGATCGCCTTGGCTTTAGCCTTGGCGTCAGCCTTGGAAGATGCGCCCCAAGCCCGCAGTGACAGCAGTAGCCGGGTCGGTTCGCCGTCTTTGAACTCCGGCCCCGGCATATTGCCCATGCGAGCAAGAAAGCTGGCGCGGCGAGGATTGTCGCCTGTTTTCACCGGCGGCTTCAAATTCATGCCCTCGGCTTTGGCAGACGCGCGGCCTTTGGCGTTCAAGCCGCCGCTGGGGTTTTTGCCCTCAGCGCGTTGCCAAGCCGGGGTCTTCGCCATCACTTACCCGACAGAGGTTGCGTGGTGATCGCCCGCAGCACCACGATGGCCGCTGCGACGACGCTGCCGACGATGGCATGGCCCCAGGGCGGGATAGGCAGTTGCAGCACGAAGCCTTGCAGGACACTGAGCACCGCCAGTGCGATGGCGAACCAAACGGTGCGGGACTTGAGAGCCTGGGCGAGCATGATCAGAACCACATCCGCTGCGGCGTGGCCGGGAAGACCCGGTAGGCCTCAAGCTCCGGCGCTTCGGCGTTGTGGCGCACGTTGACGTGCCAGCCGTCAATCGGGGCCATCTCAGGCACTTCGCCCTCGTCGGTCTGGATCGTCTGGCCAGTGGCCTTGTACATCTGCCCGATGACATCAATGGCGGCGTACTTGGGCACCTTGACAGTCTCAACGGTGTCGCCCTCGACGTTGGTCTGCTCGTCGAACAGCACCGCATCCGCATCAGCGG